TGGCCTTTTTAATTGCTTTACTGAATCCAGACGATATAGAATCATACAGAGCGTCCATTATAGCCCGTCCTGCAGCTGAGAAACTTGATACCAGGGCTTTTACATCAGAGGCTATACCTTTTACTGCGTTTACTACCTGAGAGCCTGCGGTCTTCGTGGAGCTTATGATATTGTTCCAGCGCGTTTTCCAATCGTTCAGTAAGCTTAACACGGCTGATTTTATAGAGTTGAACCTGCTCTGCATGTTAGAGAGCATGGAAGAAAGACTGCTGCTTATGTTACTTGCAGCTGTTTTTGTAGCAGATACAAAGTTGTTCCAGTGCGTTTTCCATGCGCTCAGTATTGAAGCAGCTGCAGATTTTATGGAGTTGAATCTGCTCTGAACATAAGACAGCATTGAGCCTAACGCGCTGTTAATTGAACTCGCGGCTGAACTTGTTGCGCTCTTGAAATTGTTCCAGTGAGTTTTCCAGGCTGAGAGAATAGAGGATGCTGCACTCTTGATCTGGTTGAACCGGCTCTGAACGTAAGAGTGCATGGAAGAAAGTACACTTGACAGTGTTGAAGCAGCTGCCGAGGTCGCAGACTGGAAACTTGACCAGTGGCTTTTCCAAGCCGAAAGAATGGAAGAGGCTGCAGTTTTGATGCTCGCAAAACTTGACTGAATGTTTGAGTACAGTGTACTGAGATAGTTTGATATCGTCCCTGCAGCTGCGCTGATAGTTGTCTGGAAATTCGTCCAGTGAGTGCGCCAGGAAGCAAGCAGGCTTGAAGCTCCTGCAACTATCTTATTATATGAAGCTGCTAAGCTGGTCGCAAGTGTATTTACTGCATTAATCAGTTGAGTTTTTAATGAATTGTAGAGGGTTATAATTGAATTCCAGGCATTGCCAAACTGTGTTTTTAAAGTGTTTCCCTGATTGATGATATTAGTATAAGCCGTTTTGAAATCGTTTGCTATATTGCTCAAGGAAGTTTTCAGCCATGACCAAACAGCGTTAGCAGTATCTCTTATTCCGAACCAGTTGTTTTTCCATGCAAGAGCCAGGGCTGCGACTGCGACAGAAATAAGACCGATAGGTGAAAGGATAGCTCCTAAAGCGGTCACAAGCGCGGGGATCACTGTTCCAGAAATAAACGTCATTGCTGTAGCGAGAGCACCACCTGAGCCTAATAATGCAGCTAGAGAACCTATCGCAGAGGCAACCGAGCCGATTATCACGAGGAGCGGTCCAATTACCGCCAGTATCGCTCCTATGGCTACAACGGTCTGTTGAATTGGAGCAGGGAGTTTCGAGAACCAGTCTGCCAGATCAGTGATATATTTTATAAGTGGAGTGACTCCCACGACTACTATATTCCCCAGAACTATCATGAGTTCTTCAAGAGCGGACTCCATCTCTCGAATTGCCCCGCCAACACCTCCTTCCATAGTGTCAGCCATGCTCTTTGCTGCGCCTTCCGAGCTTCTTAACTTCGCTTCAAGTTCTTGATACCGCTCTGAGCCCGTGGCAAGCATGATGTTAACTCCCCTTATGGACTCTTCCTGGAAAATCGCACTTAGAGCAGCATCTCTTTGTATGTCAGTCATTCCCTTGGTAGCTTTTTCTACTTCTGCCATGATGCTGCCGAGGTCACGCATAGTCCCGTCTTGATTGTATAGGGCTATCGTGTGTTCCCCGATCGCAATTGTGCCGTCGACAGCATTCTTTTTCATATCCCTAAGCATAGCATTAAATGTAGTTCCTGCCATGCTTCCCTTGATACCGGAGTCTGCAAGAACTCCCAGCACTGCTGCAGTCTGCTCAATGTCCATACCTGCAGCGTTTGCCGTCGAGCTAGCATATTTCATAGCCTCGCCTAGCTGGTGGACATCAGTGTTTGCGCTTGAGGTGATGGTTGCAAAAACGTCAGCCGTTCTCCCAGCTTGGTCAGCGCTCATTGTGAAACCTGACATTGTGTCACTTACGATATCTGCCGCTTCGCCGAGATCCATACCTGCCGCACTCGCGAGAGACAGAAGCCCAGGCGTGGCGTCCATGATCTCGTTGACGTCCCAGCCTGCGAGTGCTAGGTAATACATTGCGTCCGCTGCATCGGATGCCGAGAATGCCGTGGTCGCTCCCAGCTCTCTAGCCTGATTTGTAAGTTTTTCAAAATCCGATCCAGTTGCACCCGAAACAGCCTGGACTTTCCGCATTGAGTCGTCAAAATTAGCTGCAGTATGAAGGGAAACTGCGCCTATGCCTACCAAAGGAGCCGTGACGTAGGTAGACATCGTTTTTCCAGTATCTTTAAGGGCACTTCCCACACTCTGAAACTTTTTTCCGATACCCTCTATTTCAGTCTGGACCTGGGCGAAAGTCTTGGAAAGTTCTCGCATATCTCCTATAATACTAACTACAAGCTCACCTACTGCCACAAAATCACCTGCTCACTTTCCAAGCACCGTTTTCTATCTTTGCGTCCGGATGCGCTTCTTTGAACTTCTCAAGACCCTGTACCTTTTCCCCGGCTTCCGTGCCCTGGAGAGCTTGACCGAGAACACCCCAATATACCTGAGCGTCAGTTTTCCTTGCTTCCCATCCGTACCGATAGAACAAGATCAACTGTTCCAGACTCATTTCATCGAGAAGCTTCTCCGGAGTCGCCCAGGCGTACATCTGTCCAAGCTGGGTTATGATGTCCCAGATTCCGAGTTTTTTCCTTCTTCTCTGGAGGAGGATTCTTCAGAGCTTACATTTTTCATGCCTGCAAAGACATACTGCACGAACTCCATAAGGACCTTGATGTCTACATTATCAAGAAGCCAGTCGCGGGTAATTTTCGTGCTTGACCGCTTGCATACAAGTTCAACAACTTCGAGAATAGCATCAATCATACCAGGGTCAAAGCTGTCCTGTCCCATAGATTCCAGGGATTGAACGCTGTATTTTTTTGAGTAACTGATGAACTTCAGGGCAGCTCTCGCAGGAACGATTGTGACATCTATTTCCTCCCCTCCGATCCGGGCAATTCTTTTTGGAGGAGCAAGGATATCGAAATCTTTTAGCAGACCATTTTCGGACATTTTCTTTCACCTTTATTTCCTGGGAAATTATGCGCTTACACCTTGCTCATCTACAATCTTGAACAGCTGGTCGCCTGCCGCCCTTGTAGTATCACATATACCTTTCAAGGTAATCGTGGGCTTCAGTGGCTCGTCTCCGTCATCTGCTGGGAGTGCAAGTTCGATGCCACCCTGGTTTTTCGCGGCGTAAACGGTGATCTCGAACTTCTTGCCAGCTGCATTGGTGTTCGTGAGCCTGACCACTCTGGCAGATACCGTATTTTTACCACCTGTTGAGAGGGTTGTTGCAGCATAAGGAGTGTAAGAATAGCTTACCTTTATTCCGCCACCGTCCGGAATCACAGATGAATTTGCAACCCTGGCAATGCAGGTATAGCCCTCTTCATCGACTGCAACCACGTAGTCAGTGTTTCTGACAGCTGCGGTATCGGCGGCATTCGTTACAACTATAGAAGTTACCTCGGAGCCGTCGCCGTTCTTGTGGGCAAGCCTGACAAAATTAGTATCAGTCAGTGTATGGGTTTCTTCGCTTACAGAAGTTTCCGAACCTTTAACGCTGCCGAGGGTATCAATCCCGCCTCGGATCAGGTTTAGATTTTTCAGATTTACTTCCCACATCTCGAATTCAACGGTTGCGCTGTGGTCTTTTACACCGACAACGATTTCAGGGGCATTGTCGGGTTTCAGGACAACAGGCGTATATTCTTCGGTGAATTTTACCCCGGTTGCGAGCCCCAGGTTTACGAGACTCTCCTCGGTTTCTCCCACTTCGATTTTAGCAGAACCGAAGCGGATAGTTTCAGAGTGTTGTGCGCTTGTCTGGTATGTCGTCATGTTCTGTCCTCAATGTCTATAGATAACTTTGAAATCATATGGAATGTGAAAAAGCCCCGTTTCATCCGGAGGGAGATCATACGGAGAAATTGGAAAAATGCCTTCGATATTGATACCGAAAACTGTACCCGAATATCCATCCAGAGCGGCTTCTACTGCATTTTTCAGGTTCTTGCATTGCGTGAAATCTTCAGCCCAGCAGTCCACCTGAAGCCTGGCAGATCTCGCCACTCTTGCGTAATTGTCTGAAGGAAAAGAGTAAGAGATTGCAGGAAATGTGCATGAAAGGGGAAGCTGGAGCGGATATATACGAGTACCTACAAGCCCGGAAACTGTAGAATTCGCGAGAAGTACCGCCCGGACTGCCTCATCTATCAAGCTCATCTATACCTCGCAAGCCGGGAAGTTATTTTATTTTCTATTGTCGAAACGATTTCCTTTTCGCGTGTGTCCAGAGCCCATCTCATGTATGAGTGAGGACCGGGGTATTTCCCGCCTACCCGGAATTCTTCAATCATCGCATAAGGGACGTTAGATCCTACTTGAACCTCTACACGGCTTGGATTTTTGATTACACGAAGCTCGTCTATAGAGTTTTTGAGCCTACCTGTTATTACGTGAACATGCCCTTTTGCGGCTATTTTTACGACTTCCCCGCCGTCCCTAGTGGACTGAGTAACAACGTCCATAATATCTTTTTCAATTAGTTTGAAGGTTTTTTTAAGCTCCTCGACTCCATCTATTTTGACAGTGAATTTAACCACGTTTTTTCACCGCCTTCAAAAAAGCTTCTTTGTGGTCAACTATTCCAGAAAAGGGAATTTCAGGAGCGTCCACTTTCTGAACTTCATAAGTGCCTGCGTAATTAGTTTCCGCAGTTGATATGAAATCTCCTTCCTGAACTGTTGCAGTCGAAGGAAGGAAACACACAAGAGAGGTTTCTATTACCTTTCCAGCTTCG